TAGCTCTGGCTCTCGTGTCTACCTTTGTTGTTGATGATGTTACAGTAAAAGGACCGAGTGATGAACTTGCTTGTGAGTCGTTAGAGTAGTTTCTTAATTGTAAGGTAATCTGTGTATTACCTGTTTGAGAAACAAAGTCTGGTATGAATCTTCTTATCTTTGCAAAAAATTCACCGTCACCACCTTGACTAATATCAAAATCTCCAGATTCAATATTAGAAGTTATTGCAGTTGTTGCAGTGGATGTTACTTGATCTGTGCCTGTTTCATGCTCGTAGTATATGGTGCAACCGTCTGTGTTACCAACAATATCATAAGAGGCGTTGGAACTAGCATCATAATCTGTAGCGTGTGGTTTACCAAATACAGCAGAGTCTTGCCATGTTGTTCTATCTAAAGTGCTGGTTGTCCAAACAGGTCTTTGAGGTGTAGATTCAATGTAGTTATAAGTTACACATTTATTTATTACAGTTGATCCTGAAGAACAATAAAACCAATTAATTTCACCAAACAAGTTATTTATTCCAGCGTTAATAAGTTGATTGGCTGTTGTGTTTAAATCATTAAATACAAAGTCTTCTACTAAACATGGTAGTGATTGTAGTGCACCAGCATATTTAAAGAAACCATTTTCTGAAAACCAATACGCAGCACCATCTACTTCTACCGCAGCATTTTGCCCAATCAAACCACAGTTAGTTCCTACCTGCGCAAAACCAAAAGTAAAAGGTGGACCGATAAATCTTTGTGTAAATAAAGCAGTGTCAGTCCAAACATAAATCGCATCACGACCTCTAACTGCTCCCATAATTCTAGAACCGTCCGCAAGTCTTTGTGTACCAGCAGTGTTAGTTGCCGTAGGTGTGTAAGTGTTAATATCTTCTTGGTTAGAGAATCTAATAAACATCTGATCTTGAGTGCTAGGTGTTCCTATTGTAGTTTCTGTTCCAAAAAATACTAAGTGTCTATCTGGTGTAGATACAATCATATCTCTTGATGCCGTTGGTGCACCAGATATAATCGTTGCTCTTGTTGCCGTAGCATTTGATAAATCTGCGTTCCATTCAAAAACTTGTGCGTTGTGAATTAATGCAATAATTTTATTACCAAAATTATCAATAGACCAAAGTCCTGGATCAATAACTAAGTCACCAGAAGCTGTTTCACCCCAAGCCACAAAATCAGAAACATTTGTAATTGTTGCACCGTCTGAGTGAGATGCTGCTGTAGTGCCTCTCGTTCCTCGCGTCACGCCTGTTAGCGTATTACCAGAGATTCCAGTGTAAGAAATATCTTCAGTTCCTATTCTTATAAAGTTTGTTCCTGATGATGGAAAGTTAACAACGCTTGTTAAAACTACAGTTGTTGTAGAATCATTAATCGCTCCATTAAGTGTGGTTGTTAATGGGTTACTTGCTTCACCACCCCAAGAAGATAAGCCCCAACCAAATCCAGGTAGCTGTTCAGCTGGTCCGACAGAATAATAAGATTGCACTCTAATACCTCCTGATGTGGTAGCACCTGATCCACTTTCTGCAGATGGCATTGTAATTGTTAAAGTTAAGTTTGTTGGTGTTGAAGTCACCATAAATTTTTTATCATCAAAATCAGAAGCACTATAATTAGATCCTGTGATAGTGGTAAAGTTGTCTAATAATATTATGTCTCCAGGTGCAAGACTGTGACCAGAAGAAAAAGTTATAGTTACAGATGTAGATCCGTTTGTCGTGCTAAAAGCATTTGTTAGAGTAGTTGTAGATTCAATAGGATGTATATCGTAAAAGACACCTCCTGAGTAAGCGTACAAAATTCTGTTAGTTCCTATGATAGAGTATTTTACTCCACTACTATTAACTATATGATGCATAGCTCTAGCAGCCCCAGTAAGTTTGTTAGTTCCTAACTGCTCCCATCCACCTATTTTTTCAGGAGTGCCATATCTAAATCTAACGTTATCACCATCTACCCACTGACCTTCTGCTTGAGTGTCTGTAATCTGTTTGTTGAAGCCTGGTAAGAACTGTACTTTTTGTAATGCCATAATATACCATTATACTACTTTTTGGCCATAAATATAGTCCATTCTAAATCAGAGATCAAATCATTTACATAGACCTCTGTCTTATTCTCTCTTCTAATATACTCATGAAGTTCTTCTAAATCTAGAATTATCCAATCTTTTTCACGTTCAATAACCATTTTTTCAGCCCTAGTATTTAAACGTCCGCTTTGAGCTGGAGTGCCATCTGGCATTTCAAACATCTCTCTGACATCAAATCTATAGAAAGCATTTTTACCTTTTAAAATACCAGCTATGTTCCATGTTGTTTCTTTCTTTGGGTATTCAATGGCTGTTAAATATTTAGAAAATTTTTTAACTATACTCATCTCATTTTTGGACCATTAAAAAATATAGTTAAAGTATTTCTCTCTCCTTTTGTTACTGGTGCAACTCTGTGATTAACATAAGATTTTGCAATAATTAAATTACCAGGTTTTAATTCAGACACTAGTCTCTCGCCACCTTGAAAAATGTAGAACTCCCCACCTTCATACTTATCAGAGATATCTATTGTAACACTTAACTTACAATCAAATAAATGACTATTTGATGCATCGCTGTGCCATCCACATGAATCACCTTCTTTGTAAGTATTTAAGATACAAGAGTCATTGTCTAATTTTTCTATAATATAACCAAACTCTCTCCTATTTATATCTTTTATATAATCAGGAACATCGCCTAAATATTTTTTAATATTTTTATATCGTATTGATACGGTATGTGTATTTTTTATAACATTACCTTGTAGATCTTTAGGCTTATCTTTTTTAGATTCTACCCCATCATGATTTTTTTTAATATATGTAACTAGCCTTTTACATTGTGCTTTACTAAAAACATTATCTAGATACCAATAAGACAGGTTTTCCATTTAAAAATAATTAAAGTTAATATTAATTCTAGCTTTTGCATTTGTGCATGACGTAGAACTGTGTGGTTTATGTCCATCAAATAGTAATAGTCTATTTTCAATAGAGGCTATCTTTTTTCCATCTTCTAATATTGTACTGCCGTTGTTTGTATTAATATAAAAAATAGCTGCTTTTGATGGATAAGATACATCAACATGTGATTTGTGTGTTTCTATTTTTTTAGTACGGGGATATAAATTTCCTTTAATTCGTATAGGTGCTCTAAGACCTAGTCTAGCTACGATTGGTTTAACAGCGTTATAGAAACTACTATAACCTACAGCAGTGTTAAAAAATACGTGAGTAAAATAACAGTCCTTATCTTTTTTAGTGTGAAACTCATTAATAAATTCTTGGTAGTACCAAGGAAAGTCTGGTCCTCCTACTATCTCTTTTATTAAGGCAAATTTTTCTGGCTCTAAAAAATTATCAATTACTTTAGTCATACTTTCAAATCAAAACTAATAATTCGTTTATGTTTACTAATAGGATTAGGGCGACTCATGTGTTCCACAAAACTAGGAAAAACAACTATACTTCCTTCTTTAACTTCAGGAGTTTCAAATTTTCCTACATCATTAACATCATTCCAGGGTTGAAAATATACAGTGGAAGGATGATTATTATCGTAACGTAAATATAGAATTGCTGAATAACCTTTTGAGCCGTGGTTATGAGGAACGTGATAGTCTCCTTTTTTATAACTGACAGACCATACATCTGTTAGAACTAAGTTAGATTCCAAACTTTGGCACATATATTCAAATTCTTTTTTAAAAATTTCGTTAAAAGTATGCATAAAAGAAATATCTGTTTCACCTCTATTAGTAAAGAAAGGACCATTTAAACGATGTTCAGGGTATTTTTTTAAAACTTTTTCTACTTGTTTTTGTTTAAGTTTAAAATCTTTGATAAAAAAATTTAAAATAGGTATTTTAAATAATACATCTACGTTTTTCATTTAACTTTATTTTTTAATATATTCAAATTTTCTTGACTGTATGTAAACTCATGTCCTTCTTTATAAACACCTGGAAGCCCTGGCATACCTCTTCCATCAAATTCTAAATGTTTATTTTTTTCACTTGTATAATGTAAAAATACCTGCGCGCAGTGCTCTCCTTCAAAAGCTTCTCTCCAATGATTTAACTCACATCCTTTATAAATAGCTAGATCACCTGGTTTTAAAACAACTTTTATAGATGGTTTATCTCCATCTTTAAAAAAAATAGGCCACTTTTCACCAGATAAATTTAAGGTTGCAGATATCTCACAAGATTCTCTATCTCTGTGATCTGCTAACACATCACCTTTTTTATATATTCTCATGTAAGAATAAGTAGGTAATAATTTTCGACCAGAATGTTTTTCTATTAGAGGTAACATACTAAGTAATAATGTTTCAGAAGATATATCTCCATAACAACTGTAAGTATCTTTATTCTGAGAATCAATCCAAGCTCCCCACTCACGTCTGTCCGCAGTTATGTAGCCATCTAAAAATAATTTAGCAGCGACATGTTGTTTTAAAAAATAATAATCTGTTAAAAAAGATGCCATTTCTTTCGACACTGCTTTCTTTATTATTTTATATTTCTTTTTATCAAACGTTTTTAACATATTGCATATTCCAATGTATAAATCTAAAAGGTTCTATACCATAATCAAAAGTAAATTCATGTGGTAAATAACCAGGAAATATTATCATATCTCCAGGAGAAACTGTATAGTAAGCTTCGCTTGAAGCGTGTGTAATTTCTTTTTGATTTTTAGGTAAAATCTTAGTCATTAAAGCTCCAGGTCTTGGATCTACAAATTTAGGGCAAGATGTATTTTTGGACGCTTTTAGAAAATAAAAACCAGATACTTGTTGGTTCCAATGATTGTGTAAAGAATGATGTCCTCCACCATTTTTAGAAAACTCTTGCACCCAAAGTTCTGTTAGGTAAGGTGTGTGTCCTTCAATATTAAAACCAGACTCAGTCATGAATCTATGGCTCATATCATTAACTATGTCTATAAAGAATTTAAAATTTATATCAGATATTAAATTTAAAGAATGATGTGACAATCCCATATCTTGTTTCATTTTTTTATGAAAAGTTTTTTGTTTTTTTATTTGTGTCATATTATCTTTCCTTTTATTTTTTATGTAAGGGTCACAGATTTTATTTAAATATTTAACGTGTTCCTCTAACTTTAATCTCCAAAGAGGAGTGCAAAATAATAAATCTTGTTTAACTTCCATTACTTAAATGAATCTCCTTGTAACCAAACCACTAAACTATATCTTGTTCCTTTGGTAACTTTACGAACTCGGTGCCACATATAAGAAGGAAAAACTATACAAGACCCTTTGTCTTTTACATGTTTAACTGTTTCTATTCTTGATCCTTTCTTGGTATCTCTATAATCAAATTCAAACTCTCCTCCGACATAAGTTGAAGGGTGTGATAAATTTAAAGTAAAAGAAAGTTTTCTATTTCTACCATCTCTTTGAAAAGAATCACAGTGCCAATCATAGAATTGACCTTTACTATATTTGGTAAACTGAGCAGATAGATCTGTATTTAAATCTAAATTAAAATTCCAATTAGCTCTTCTGTTAGCTTCTTGCATGGCTTCTTTACAACCTTGTAAAATTTTAAAATCAGTTATCCAAGCGACGTTTGAGTTTCTAACTTTTAGATCTTTACCACCTGCGTTTCTTTCTCCATTAGAACCAATAATGCCTTCTTGATCTTTTAAAGCATTACCTACATTTATAACATTATCGCAAAACTCTTCTGTAAAAAGTTTGTCGAAATAATAATAATTAACTTTTGTAAACATAATTACCTAACATCAAAATTTGCTGCTACAGAAATCCTTTCACACTTAGATTTAAATGGAGCAACAAAATGAATCAAACTATATGGAAACATCCAGAAATCTCCTTCTTCAGGAAACTGTTCTACACCAGCGTTATAAAAATTACCAGTGAAGGCCGTGTTAAAAGATATAGAACCTGGTCCTCCTGATTTTGAGTCATGCCATTTTTTATTTTCTTTTTTAAGTTTTTCAGGAATAGAAATAAATAATACACTAGACAAATCACAATTAGAATGAATGTGTGGTGGATTATATTCACCAGGTTTCATATAATTTACCCACGCTCTTTTAGTATGTATGTGTTGATCTAAAGTTGTTCCCCCTTTAAATTGAACATACGCGTCTTTATAAACATCTATGTAGGGTCTCATAATAGAATCATAATCTTCTCTTACTAATTCATATTCTCCTTCAATGACTCCTGCTAAATCTTTTTTCATATGGTAACCTTTTTTAGACAGTATTTTTTTAACTTTATTTAAATCTTCTTTTGTTACTTTCATTTTAACAAGCAAAGGTCCAAAATAATAAAAATCATATGGTATCATATGAAAGTACCTACTAGAACTAGTCTTAAACCTTTTTTAGGAAAGTAATGATAATGAGGCACACCATCAAAACAAACACCTTTATATTTTTCTGGTGTAATTATTTTACTGTCCTTTCCTTTATCATCTACAATAACTGTCTTTGCATCTTTGTCACAATCATTTAAATATAATATAATTTGTTTGTGGGGATATTTATGA